TCTACTTTGTCGTCTTCTTTTTTGTCTTCTTTAGACGCTTCTGTAGTTTCTGCTGATTTTTCTTTAGACTCTTCTTTTGAAGTCTCTTCTACTTCGATATCTTTGATATCATCTTCTAAAAGACCTTCATATATTGATCTCGATTTTTCAACAACGATATTGTGGAAAATCTCTTCAGCCGCCGCTTTGTCGTCGGCAACTAGTTTTTCAAGCATTTGCTCGAATTTACTTTTGTCTGACATTGTTTTTCTCCTATTAACGTTATATGATAAGACTGTCTGTTATTATTTACACTTTTATTAATAAAACGGGCCGATAAAGGGCCGTTAGATCCCTTTTTGACGCCGATTTTACAGGTGATACTGATGTTTGAACTGCGATACAGTCATTTCACTGTAATTTGTGTATTTTTTAAGATCTTCAGCAGGAAATATGTGCCCACCATCGGGTATAATCCTGCAAAACTTCTTCAAGCCATTCTTCTGTAGTATGATTGCTGTTTGCCTATTCCAGTTGCCGTGGTATGTTGCTGTGTCTGAGTTCTTTTTGTAGTTGGGTGTGTCCCCATATATGTTGTTTAGTTTGCCTTGATCTGTGCCTAGGAAGTCAAAACCCAACAGATATATCATCTGATGGTTGTGTGAACAAGCCAACCACAGTGCTGTGGGTCCTGATGACCAACCCAAACTGGGTTCAAAGAAGTTCAACTTCTTAAATTTCTTGTATGCATGGTTAGGATTGGTCCAAACGGGCATTCTTAATTGTGCACCTTCTTGGCAAATCTCATTAATCATCTTGGCATCTACTGCCACAAGGTAATCTGGTGTGTATTGTCTGTAAACGGCATTACAGGCATACACTTTTCCTATTTTCTTCAATGGATCGAAAGGTATTGGTTTGCGACTGAGACCATTGCCCAATACAAAAGCAACGGACATTTATTATACCTCTGGTTGGCTAGATGCGCCGTACATTTGTCTCACAAATACAAGTTCTTTTTCTTGTTCGTCTTTGTGGAATTCACCGGCTTTTCGTGCTTTGTTGATCTGTTTAAGACTTAATCTTGTTTTACGTGTATCTCCCATCTGCATTATTGATTGATCTTCGCTTGGGTCATACTGTTTTTGTTCGCCAGGTTGCGTAGAAATTTGATCGAAGTAAAATAGTTCACGTAATATCATGTTAATATTTATGTTCCTGGCGCTGGAGTTGGTGGTGTACCACCGCCTGTTCCACCTGCTGGTGTTTCTGGTGCATCTGCGCCTGGCTCTGCCGCAGGAGCGTCTGGCTCTGCCGCATCTAAGTCAGCATCTATACCTGCTGTGCTTATTCCTGCACTTCTTAATTCAGTTGCAGATGTTGTAGGCTTCGCTTTGATGTTTTCATCGTTCTCTTCTCTCCATAGTTTTTCATTTTCAGCCATTTCTTCTGGAGTAAGTCCTAGGAATCTTTGTAGTGCATAACGTTTGCTTACAAAAGGAACCTGTGCAATCTGTGTGTATGTGCTAATTCTATTGTTATCCACTTCTGCTTGTCTGTAAGATGCAAAGTTCATTGGTGGTTGGAACTTGATGTCGAACATTGCTACATCAATGTTTACACCTTTCTCTATCAAATACTGTTTAAACTCCTGATTGAATTCGTTAGATACTAGATTTTGTAATCTTTCACAGTACTTGTTAAATCTTAATTCTTGTATGTAGGCAGTTCCTACTCTACCATCGTTGTATTGGCTCTGTCCATCGTCTGCACCTGTTGGCAAATATGAACTAGGAATACGTAAACCTCTTAATAGTTTGTTTGTAAAGTATTTTAGATCGTCTATCTCACCTAAATTAGTACCACCTGGAAGTGTTTCTACTTTAGAACCTCTACCTTCTGCTGTTTGTGGAAAGAAATAATCTTCATTGATTGATAAAGGATTGTAACTTGAATCGATTACATTAGTTCCTCCACCTGTGCTTGACGGAATACGTCTTTGGTGAATCTCTGTTTTAACTCTTTCTACAAATTGCATTGCCAAGTGCGATGGCATATTACCTACGTCTATGTAGAACACACGTCTTTCAGGCGCTCTTTGTACTCTGTAAATTATAATTGCATCTTCTAATAGTTCTTTTTGTTTGTAAACCTTAAACACACTCTCTAATAAACTGTTTCCGAAAGGAAAGTTCATGTCTAAACCTTCACTTAAACTTAAATGGAATACGTGTTCGGCGTTAACCGCTATTTCTCTTTGTCCTGAAGAGAATCTTGTGCCTGGTGAATCCTGATAGTTTGCACCAACCATACCTCTTACACCACCAGTCAAGTATCCTGAACCACCGCCAGTTACGTTTCCAGTTGTTTGATATGGAGTTGTTGCAACTAAACTTCTAAAATTAAAATTTATATCTCTAATTACATACTGCTCAGGAGTTTTTCCTGTGCTTTCGTTTACAATAATTTTAGAAACTTTTGCAGGATCTACGTGAAACAATTTTTTAGTTTCAGGATCTCTAATAAAGAAAGCATCACCAAACTTGAATACATTACGCATCACTTTAAAGATACGTTTGTTGAAGTCATTCAACTTGCACCATTGCTGTAGATACTGTTCTATGATCTGTACTTCTGTGTTTGTTGCTTTTTGTTTGTATGTAAACTTAAATGGAGTGTCGTTCTGTGTGTTGTTCTGTGTGCAAAATTCTGCAAGTATGTCTAGTGCGGCATTTACCTCACTGTCCATATCCATTACATTGTATTGTCCATATCTTTCTATTCTGTTTGGTGCACCGCTGTATACGTCTGGCAGATATGATGAATAGTTTGTCTTTGCTGGGCCTGGTTTGCCTGATGTCGCACCGCCCATTGCTGAATACGTGCCGTCAGATGCGCCTGCTATTGGCACTTCACTAAAAAATTTTTTCCAACTCATTATGTGTAATCTCTAATTTCAGAAGTGGCACCTGATGTTATTTTTGCGTATCTGTTTCCTTGTGCAAGTACCATTAAAATCTGCTCCATTGTTGTATTTAACTGATCTAACTTGTCTCCTGTTGCAGAGCCGGATGCTCCGATTGAACTTGATAAACCTGTTCTAATACTTTGCATACCTTCTCCAAGATCAGATAAACTTTTAGCATACACATCAATCTTGTTTTTGTCAAGATCATTAAGCATATTATTGATATTTTTGGCAAAGTTATCTGTTCCACCGCCAAAAAGTTTACCAAAGAAGCCTGTGACAGCACTTACGGTACCACCACCTGCCATTGCCACCATTGCTCCGGACAATGCCAAAGTACCTTTGGCTACTTGTAAAAGGTTTCCACCATCTACATCTCCTATTGCTTTTAATCCATCTGCAAATTTGCCTAAAGCACCTCCCATCAAGAAAGTTGCACCGGCGATACCTGCTCCAATTGCCGCAATGGAAGTTCCTAATGCCGCGGCTCCTAACACAACTGCCGGATTGGCAAATGCTGTAAGTCCGCCTGCAAGTCCTTTAAGTCCTGCACCCATTCCTGCCATCATTCCACCTCCACCTGCACCCACTTGGTTTAAAGGTCCCATGAAAGTATTCTGTTTTCCGCCACCACCAGAGAATAAACTTTTTACTCCGCCTATTGCCGCTTTACCACCTTTGTAAGCAAGTGCTCCAGCACCAAGTGCCGCTATTGCCGATGTAGTGTATATTACAGCCTTTGTTAAAAGAGGAAATTCTGTGTTTACTTTTTTTAATAAATCTGCAAGGTCCTGTATCACGCCTGCTAAGAATCCAGCAACAATATCAACACCATCCATTAAAGGTTTGAATAGAGCCAAGAATGCAGACTTTAATTCTATACTTGCATCGTCTAGGTTCTTCATTCCTTGTCTACTATCTTTAAGTGCATCTTGGTTCTGTTTCAGTTCGCCTGTGTTCATGTCAAGCATTTTAGCAAACGGAATACTTAATGCATTGATGTCGAAGAATCCATTGCCCATTGCAATCATTCTGTTAGTAACATCTTTTTGAGCGTCTGAGGCGGCTTCATTTTCTACACCGACACGTCCTAATATTTTAACTAAATTTTCCATTGCACCTTCTTGACCCTGTCTCACTGCATTAATGGCATCTGCCATTCCGTTCTGTGCAAATATACCAACCTCTTCCATGGACTCCGGAAATCCTTTAGCAAATAAATTTACGAATTGTTCTTTCAACGCCGGGTCACCTATACTTTCGATGACTGATAAACTACCTGCAATCTCGTCGTTCATAATCAATCGTAATCTTTTTTCATTGGCTTGACCACGAAGTTGTTCTTTGATTGCGTCCCTTTGTTGACCTGTCAATCTTGAAAGTGAGTCCAGTTGCATCAAGAATTCACCTGCACCCGCTCTTAACTGAGTATCACTCATTAGTTGAGATCTACCAAGTTGTGTTTGAATTTCTAAATAATCCGCGGCACCTTCTGCAATATCTTTTGTGGTGAAACCTAAATTGACAAATGTGTCCCTAATTCCTGAATCTGTT